GAGAATGCGGGCGGGCGCATCGACACGGTCCACCGCGAATTCCAGCTTTCGAATCGCCAGGCAATCCAGCAGTTCGGGATCGACAACGTGTCGGATTCCGTCCGTCGCGACGTCGAGAAGAAGCCGGACGAGAAGTCCGACTACATCCACGCGGTGTTCCCTTCGTCCGATATCCAGTACGGCCGCGTCGATTCGAAGGGGATGCCGTGGCGCTCCGTCTACATCGCGAAGGCGGAGAAGAGGATCATTTCCGAGTCGGGGTATTGGGAGTTCCCGTACATGATCGGGCGCTACGTCGTCGCTCCTGGTGAAACGTACGGGCGTTCCCCCGCGATGGACGCACTCCCCGACATCAAGGTCATCAACGAGATCGAGAAGACCACGCTGCGAATCGGGCAGCGCGCGGCTGATCCTCCGTACCTGGCTGCGGACGATGGGATCCTCGGAGCGTTCCAGATCCGTCCTGGCGTGGTCATCACGGGCGGGCTCGACTCGAACGGAGACCCGCGCCTTCGCACCCTGGAGTCCGGGGCGAACTTCCCGCTGACGGAGGCGATGTCCGAGCGGCGTCGCCAGGCGATCAACGACCATTTCCTCGTTTCCCTGTTTCAGATCCTCGCCGAGGATCGCTCGAACATGACGGCGACCGAGGTGCTTCAACGTGCGCAGGAGAAGGGCGCCTTGCTCGCTCCGGCATCGGGGCGGCAGCAGTCCGAATTCCTCGGTCCGATGATCGAGCGCGAGGTCGGAATCCTCGCACGTGCCGGGGCGCTTCCCCCGCCTCCTCAGGAATGGGTGGAGGCGCAGGGCGAGTACCGCATCGAGTACACCTCCGAAGCGACGCGCGCGCAGACGGCGGGCCGCGGTGTTGCCGTGCTGCGCATGATCGAGGGCATCGCCCCCATCGCCCAGCAGAAGCCGGAGGTCATGGACGTCATCGACTTCGACAAGGCCGCTCGCGTCCTGTCCGACTCCTACGGCGTTCCGGCCGAGGTCCTGCGCGACGACAAGGATGTCGCTTCGATCCGTGAGGCACGCACGCAGGCGGCGCAGACGCAGGACATGCTCCAGTCCGCCAACGTCGCTGGTGATGCTGCGCAATCGCTCGCGAAGGCCGCGGCGATGTCTGGGATTCCCGGTGGTCAGCTTCTCGGAGCGATGGGCTGATGGGCATGGGCGATCAGTGGGAGGCGTTCCGGCGCCGCGCTCGTTGGAAGGCGAAGGTCGCCCAGGCGGCGCGCCTCTGCCTCATGGAGCCGAGCGGAACGACACCGACGAGGGACGGAGCCATCCTTCTTGCCGAACTCCGCACCTTCTGCCGGGCCGACGTGACGTGCGTCGTCGTCGGGAAGGATGGGCACATCGACACCCACGCGACGATGGTCGCGGAGGGGCGCCGCGAGGTCTGGACGCGGCTGCGTGAACTCCTCGAGCTGGATGACCAGGCCATCCGCGAAATCATGAAGGAAGCGAACGATGCGTAATCTCCTCTCTCGAAAGCTGCGTGCTCCTGATTCTGGATCTGGTGGCGGTGCTGGCGGTTCCGCTGGAATGCTCGGGATCGGTGCTCCTCCGGAGCAGCACGCTCCTGCTCCCGCTGCCGGCGATCCGCCGCCTGCTCCAGCTCCTGCGGCGTCGTCGACTGGCTGGACGGAGGGCTTCGACGCGGAAACGCAGGCTCTCGTCGCGGCGAAGGGGTGGAAGTCTCCCGTCGATGCGCTGTCCTCATATCGAAATCTCGAGAAGATGCTGGGTGGAGAGAAGATCCCTGTCCCGAAGTCTGCCGAGGACAAGGATGCTTGGAACAGCCTCTACAAGGTCATCGGGCGCCCCGAGGCCGCGGCCGGCTACGAGCTGGACAAGATCCCCGGCATCGATACGGAGACCGCTGGGAAGTTCGCCGAGATCGCTCACGCGAACGGCCTTTCTGTGCAGGCCGCGCAGGCTCTCGCGAAGTTCGACCTGGAGCGCACCCAGGCCGCGCGTGCGACCTCGGAGGAGGCGTTCGCTGCATCCGCCGCGGCTGATGTCGATTCCCTCCGCCAGTCCTGGGGGCAGAATTTCGACGCCAACAAGGAAGCCGCGTCGCGCGCCTTCAAGCACTCGGGACTCACGCAGCAGGATGTCGATCTTCTCGACCGCACGCTCGGTGTGGCTCGGACCATGGAACTCTTCTCGTCGTTCGGGCGCACCATGCTCGAGGCAAAGCCTGTCGGGTTCGGCGGTGAAGGTGGAAGCGGAATCGGTGGATTCACCACTCGCGAGGGAGCGATGGCGGAAATCTCGCGTATGAAGTCGGATCCAGCGATCTCCAAGGCGCTGTTCAACGGCGACCAGACGCAGACGCAGAAGTTGGCGGCGTTGCAGCGCATCGCAGTTGGTGGTGGTGCGGCGTGATCGCGGCATCAGATCCACTTGCCGAGTTGCGCCTCTCCATCGTAGGTTTGGTCCATCGCCAGGGGTCGGAGGAATTCCGCCCCGACGTTGCCGCGGCCATCGAGTCGTGGATCCTCCGGGAACCTGTGGGCGAACAGGCCGGCGACAGCGGGGAAAGTCCCGCGTCCTCCGAGGGGACTCAATCCCGCGGGAATGGCCCCGGCTCAGGTCGGACAAGCCGCGACACCAGCAGCAGAAACCATTCCCAATCGAAGGAGTAGCCTACCATGGCTGAAGATCTTCTCGCAGCGCTCCAGTACAAGGACGCGCTGCAAATCGCCCTCCAGCAGCAGGATTCGCGTCTCGCGCCTCTCGCTGTCCAGTCCTCCTACAACGGCAAGGGCGTGCGCATGCTCGAAGAGCTCGGCGCCGTCTCCATGCAGCCGTTCGCCACCAAGCGCGATCCCATCCGTCCGGTCGAGACCGACTGGACTGCGCGCTGGACGTCCCCCGCGTACTTCGACCTCGCGATGCAGCTCGATCGCAAGGAGCAGGCGCAGGCTCTGTCGGATCCGAAGTCGACGCTTGTGCAGGCGGCTCGCGCCGCGGTTGAACGTCGGAAGGACCAGTGCATGAAGGATGCGTTCTTCGGCGACGCCCTCACGGGCGCCAACGGAACCGTCACGAAGACCTGGGCCGTCGAAGGAGCAAACCAGATCGTCGCCCAGGGCGTCGGCGCTGCCGCTGCCACGCGGCTCAACGTGAAGAAGCTCCGCGCCGCGCTCAAGATCCTGAAGAAGAACGACGTGAACCGCCAGTACGAGCCCATCTTCGTGGGAATCGATGCCGAGCAGTCCGACGCGCTCTACGAAGAGACGGTCTTCATCTCCAAGGAGTTCACGGCCGACGCGTTCATGCGCAACGACAAGGGCATCATCACGTCGTTCATGGGCTTCCAGTTCGTCGAGATCGAGAACCTCCCCAACGACGGCACCTACACCCAGCTTCCCGTCTGGACCGCTTCGGCGATGGACTTCGGAACCTGGGACACCGACATCACCCGCGTCTACGAAGACATGGCGTTGCGCGGTCACCCCTGGACCACCTACCTCTACCGCGCCTACTCGGCCTCGCGTCGTGATCCGAAGCGCATCGTCGAGATCAAGTGCAAGGTTTCCGAGTAATCGGGGAAAGCGAGTACCATCATGGCAGTCGTCAATACCACCACCACCGCAATCGCCAGCGCCGACGCGGCGGGCTCCAAGTTCGCGAAGTCCGGAGAGCCGGAAATCGTCAAGGTCGGCACCGTCGAGGTCGCCAGCGGAGATTCGATCGGATCGACCCTGCGCCTCATCCGCGTTCCGTCGAACATGCGCATCACCGCTCTCGAACTGTCGAGCGACGCCATCACGTCGGCCGCGGCCGACATTGGCGTGTACGACATCTCTGCGAACGGTTCGGCCGTCGTCGACGTGGACCAGTTCGGTTCGGCCGTCTCTCTGGCGACCGCGCAGGACAAGACCAACGTGCTCCACGAAGCTGTGCCCGCCGACATCTCGAAGATGGGTCAGCCGCTGTGGCAGCGCCTGGGTCTGTCCGCAGATCCCGGCAAGGCCTACGACCTCGTCGCCACGCTGACCGCAGCCGCAACGGCCGCGGGCACCGTGACCCTGGTCGTCAAGGGCTACACGGCCTGATGCACCGGCCCGCGGGGATCTCCTCGCGGGCTTCCTCTTTCCTGGAGCCTGAACCATGGCAAAGGTCTACATCGGAGTCGAGCGAGGATCCGGCGTGTCTGGCGTGAAGACGGGAACGTCCAGCACCAGCGCGGATGTCGAGGTCGTCATCGATCTGGACAAGGCGAAGTCGCACGCTGATGTGTGCATCGCTCTCGACCAGCTCAAGGCGTACTGCGCCGTCACGCACAACTGGCCGCTGGCCTGATAGGCCGGCAGCATGCCATCAAAGATCGATGTCGCGAATCGTGCGGCGTTGAAGCTCGGTACCGAATGGATCGCCAGCTTCGCCGACCAGAACAAGTTCGCCCGCGCGATCTCGTTGTGCTACGACGGTCTGCTCGAGTCCGAGCTTTCGAAGAACCGGTGGACGTTCGCGATCAAGCGCGCTACGCTTCCCGCGCTTGCGGCCGTCCCCGCGTGGGGCTTCGAGCGCCAGTTCCTTCTTCCCACCGACTGCTTGCGGTTGGATTGGGTAGACGGGGCTGGTCGCTCGGAGTACCTGTCGAATTTCCTCGCCGACTCCACCTCTCCGTTCCGGATCGAGGGGAGGAACATCCTGACGGATCTCGAGGCACCGCTGTCGATCCGGTACATCGCTCTCGCCGAGAACCCGAACGAGTGGGATCCGTGCTTCCTGAACGCCTTCTCGGCGCGTCTGGCCTACGAGTGTTGCGAGCACGTCACGCAGTCGGAGACGAAGAAGCGCACGTTGTGGTCCGAGTACCAGGACGAGATCACGAACGCGCGCCGGATGTCTGCCATCCAGAATCCCCCCGCCTCGATCCCTGACGGATCCTGGATGGAAGCGAGGATCTGACCGTGGGCGCATCGCTCAAGGTCGCGTGGAACGCGGGCGAACTCTCGCCCCTGCTCGACGGGCGGACGGACCTGGCGAAGTACGCGCATGGGTGCTCCGTCCTGCTGAACGAGATTCCGACCGCTCATGGTCCGGTGTACCGCCGGCCTGGGACGCGCTTCGTCTCGGATTGCAATGGGATCGCTCCTGTCCTCGTTCCGTTCACCTTCAACCGGAGTCAGTCCTATATCCTGGCGATCGGATCCAGCTCGGGGATCGCTGTATATGCCGACCGTGGGCGCGTCCTGAACGATCCCGTCGCTCCGGCGACCGCTGGCACTCCGTACTGGTTCGGAAATGGCATATGGAATTCCCCGCCGCGTCGCGCTGACGGAACGTCCAGGATCTCCTACACGCAGTCGGGCGACACGCTCTTCGTGTGTGACGCAGATGGCGGTCTGCCGCTCATGGCGATCGTTCGTCACGGGCACAACGATTGGGCCATCGCTCCGTACGAAATGGCGGTCCCTCCGTCCGACGAGTGGAACAACGGTCTGTGCCTGCTCTACAAGAAGAAGGCGGACGGGACAGACGCTCCGACTGGACAGTACTTCCTGGCTGTGGATGTCGGAGAGCTCCAGTTCTCTGCAGACACGAATAATCTCATCGAGACGATCAACCTTGCTCCGGCCGACATGTCTTCGAACTTCTTCAAGGATCGCAGGCGCGGAAAGGTGTTCCTCGATTTCGGAGCTCGTGTCGGCCCTGATTGGCGGGCGAATGGAGCGAACGCATCTCCGATCTGGGGCGCTCCATTCCGACAGAATCCTGGACGCATCGTGACATGGGAAACCGGGATGTACCTGTTCCATGGGCAAGTCGTGATGCACAATGGTCGTTTCTACGAGACGATCAACGAAGGACATTCGAACTACGAGCCATTGCACGAAGGGCCACGCGGGATTTCCGACACTGGTCTCTACTACATCGGAAACGGTCGCGTTTGCTTTGAGATCATCGAGTCAGGAATTGAGGACGAGTTCGTCGAGAGCGACGGGACTAGAAACGCGATCTACTGCGCACTGGTGAAGATGGCTGCGCATCCGACAAACGAGGAAGACCTCGATGGCCGCGTCTTCGAGCGCCACGACTCCATTAACTTCGTGGGCGTACTAGGAACGCATCGCCACAAGGAAGCCGCGGTCCACTTCAAGTGCAAGTCATGGGCTCCTGCGGCTGTTCGAGACTTCATCCCTGAGATCATGGTCACTCCGCTTCCGGCCATCGGAGAGATCCCAGACAACGTTTCGATCTACCGCGAGCGTCTGGTCCTGTCTGTGAACCGTGAACTCCACGTCTCTGTGGCTGGAGACTTCCCAAACTTCTCATCCCTCGACGGTGCCGGTCAGGTTGTCGCCGACTGCGCGCTCGACCTCGATCTCCTGGCTGGCGACCTCTCCCCCGTCTCATGGATGGCCGCGTCGAAGAATCTGGTCGTCGGATCCTTCGGTGGCGAGCGTGCCATCGGAGAGCAGAATCTTGCGAACGCATTCGGTCCCACGAACGTGAAGGTCGATGTCTCGACCACGAACGGATCACGCGATGTCCCCCCTGCCGTGGTTGGGTCGGACGTCCTCTACATCGACCGTTCTGGGAGGCGCATTCGTCGTTCCGGGCTCGCACTCGATCCGCAGGACGCGGCGGATCTGTCGATGTTGGCCGAGCACATCGGCGCCTCGTCTCCGTTCGTCGACTCCGCCTGGCAGCAGTCGCCATCGTCCGTCTTCTGGCTGGCTCAGGCGGACGGATCGCTCTCGGGCCTGACCTACGACCGCACGCAGGACGTCGTCGCTTGGCACCGCCACGACATCGGCGGCGACGTACTGGCGCTCTGTTCGATCCCATCCCCCGACGGTACCAGGGATGATCTCTGGCTTGTCGTGCGTCGCGTGCTCGGTGGATCCACGAAGTACTACCTCGAGGTGATGCCGGACGATTTCGCTCTCGGGCGTCCTGTCGCGGACCAGTGCTTTCTCGATTCCTCCCTTACCTACGAGGGCACCGCAACGATGACGGTCTCTGGTCTGGACCATCTGAAGGGGCAGACCGTCCAGGCGCTCGCGCATGGTTTCGTGGTCCCTGACCTGGTCGTCTCGCCCACCGGAACGGTGACGTTCCCGTCCATGTACTCCAAGGTCCACATCGGCCTGCACCATCCGTCTCGCATCCGGACCATGCGTCTCGAGAAGTCGCCTGACGGGGTGTCCCAGGGGAAGATCGGGCGCATCCATCGCGTCGTCCTGCGCTTGATGGATTCGGTCGGCGTGAAACTCGGGCCGTCGTTCGTGAAGATGGATCAGAAGGAGTTCCGCATCGCAACGATGCCAATGGACGATGCCGTCCCGATCCAGACCATGGATCTCGCGTGCGACTTCCCTGGCGACTACGACGACGCGAACTACGTCTGCATCGAGCAAGGGCAACCGCTCCCCCTGACGATCCTGTCGGCGGCGATCGAATTCGAGCTCCAGACGTGACCTCGTTGGTCCCGTTCGAACCTTCCCACCTGGCCAGGTTGAGGGTCCAGGATGCGCAGCGGGGGACGTTCCCTGTTGACGATCCGGCCTACGCGTTGTCGCTCATGAAGGCTGGCCCGTGCTGGTCGGTGTTCGTTGGTGGGCGCGTCGTCGCTTGCGGTGGGCTTTGCATCCAATGGGAGGAGCGCGCTGTCGCGTGGGCGATCATCTCGCATGGCGCTCCCCTGGTCCCCGTCACGCGCTCCGTGCTTCACGTCCTCGGGCAGCTCGGTATTCCTCGGCGCGTGGAGTGCTTCGTCGACGTATCTTTCCAGGAGGGGATTCGCTGGGCCGAGATGCTCGGATTCCAGCGCGAGGGCTTGATGCGGGCGTTCTCCCCTGACGGCCGCGATCACATCCTTTTCGCGCGGGTGATCTGATGGCTGC